GGTAACTTAGAAGTTATTCTTTTAGACGAGACCGGTAGACAAAAAGACTACAGAAAAATTAATAACCTTGTTGTTGCAGTTGGTAAAGATACCATTGCATCGAGAATGGTTGGTAACACTACAGCAATTATGAGTCATATGGCTGTAGGTACTTCTAATACAGCCGCTACAACTTCTCAAACTGCGCTAGGTACTGAGATTGGTAGAGTTGCCCTTGACTCTACCTCAAGATCAACCAACACTATTACTTACGTAGCTACTTTCCCGGCAGGTACAGGTACTGGTGCTTTGACTGAAGCTGGTATTTTAAATGCTTCTTCTTCTGGTAATCTATTGTGCAGAACTGTTTTTGGTGTTGTTACTAAAGCGGCTGGCGATACTGTGGTTATTACTTGGAACGTTACTGTAGCATAATATGTCTTTTCTCTTAAAAGACACTATCCATCGTTCGTTGGTAGATAGTGTTTATAATGAATTCTTATCGCGAAGAGCTAATTATTACTATTTTATTGGTAATATAATTGAGTGGGCAAGTCCACAGACTCCAGAAACTCCTGAAGTTACCCAGAATTATGAATACAATACACGTAACGGTATTCTAAGTGTTAAGAAGATTAATTTAAGAGACGTATCTTATGTAGTGCCAAGAATAAACTGGACAACCGGTACAGTATACGATCAGTTTGACGGTGACTACAGCGCCACTTCCCCTGCATATTCCGGAGCTACTAGCTTAAAGACAGCCAATTTTTATGTATTGACAGGCGCGTTCGGAGTATACAAATGTATTTTTAATAATAATAATGCTGCGTCAACAGTGGAACCTTCTGGTCAAGACATAACCACCTTTGCAACAGCTGATGGTTATGTTTGGAAATACCTTTACACAATACCTCTTTCTTCTCAGAATCGTTTTTTGACCCCAGACTTTATACCAGTTCAGAGAGCTGTAACAAATGCTTATTACTCTGAAGGGGAAGTAAGTAGTGTTATTATTAATAATGCTGGATCCGGTTATACAAGTAACGATGATGTAACATTAACAGTTACAGGTCAGTTCCTAGGATTATCTGGCAATTCAATAGCTAATTTAACACCTGTTTTCAATACCTCTGGTGAGTTTATTGATGTAAGAATAAAAGATGCCGGGGCTAATTATAAAACTGCATCTATTACAATTAACGATGGCGGGGGCAAGGGTACAAGCTTACTTAATAATATTAGTAATGTAAGAATATTTAATACTGGTGCTGGTTATAATACAGCTGTTATTGCTAACACTACTGCTACAATAACTACCTCTGGTCTTGCTCAGCCCACCTCAAATGCTTTTGCAAATTTAATATTCAGTAGTAATGCTTTAGTAGATATAGTATTAACTAATAAAGGTACTGGCTATACTACTGCTGCAAGAGCAAATACAACTATTACAATTAGTACGTCTGGTAACAGTCAACCTACATCTAATGCAACTGCTAATTTGTTTTTTGCTACCTCTGCCGTTCTAACTCCGGTACTTAGAAATGGCTCTATTCATTCTGTCTTAATTGAAGACGAAGGTACAAGATACAGTTCAAACGTTAGTACTATTATTTCAGCAATTGGAGATGGTAGTGGCTTCGTAGCTACTCCCTTTATAAATTCAGCCGGTCAAGTTGAAGATGTTATTATTGAATCGCGCGGAAATGGTTATTCCTATATTAATTTAACTGTTGCCAGCGCAACTGGTACCGGTGCTAACATATTTGCAAATCTTTCTGTAGATGATATTGATACTTTGCAGACAGTTGTTGAGTTGTCTGCTGTAGATGGGGGTATCCATGCATTTAGAGTCGGAAATGTTGGTAACGGGTACTCTTATGCAAACGTTACAGTAGCAGGAGACGGTATTAATTTTACAGGTAATGCTGTTATAGTTAATAATACTATTAGTTATATTTCTGTATTGACCCCAGGTTCTGGTTATACTAATGCAAATGTAACTATAACGGGTAATGGAGCTAATGCAAACGTATCTGCAATACTATCACCATACCGGGGTCATGGCAGTGATCCAGTTAGAGAATTATTTGCAGATACTTTAATGTTTACATCAACAATAAATAATGAAAAGAACCAAGGCGTTGATGTAAAGAATGATTACAGACAATTTGGTATTGTTAAAGATATAAAACAATATGGTAATGAGAGAGCATTTGCCAATGTTATTGGTAGTGCATGCTTTCTCGTAACAGTTGATACCGTTAGTGGTCTTGCCCGAGATACTTTATTAACTCATCTAGTTGGTACAACCAAGCGATACTTTGAAGTAGTAGAAGTAGTACCTGCAAGTAATCAAATATTGATTCAAAATAAAAATAATCATGATCTAACTACAGGTGATGTATTAACTGACGAGACGTCAGATCTAGACTATGCTATAACAGATCTGACAACTTCTCCCACGATAAATAAATTTAGCGGTGACTTGCTGTATATTGATAATAGAACATCAGTTAGCTACAGCGAACAACAACTAGTTACACTAAGAACAGTAATCAAATTATAACAGGTAAGAGATGGCGATTAATTTTAACACCGATCCGTACTATGACGACTATAGTGAAGCTAAAGGGTTTCATCGTATTCTCTTTAAACCTGGTGTGGCTGTTCAAGCAAGAGAACTAAACCAACTACAGACGATACTTCAGAACCAAGTATCCAGATTCGGTAATCATGTATTTAAACCCGGATCACTGGTTATTCCAGGTAACGTTAAGTTTGACAATAATGTAAATTTTGTAAAATTAATCTCGACATTTAACACAACTGATATTGATGTTGCTAATTATCTTAATAGAGAGATGATTGGTCAAACTTCTGGTTTAAGAGCTAAAGTAATCAGCGTTGATCCGGCTACCGCTACAGACCCTCCAACAATATATGTTAAATATTTAGATTCTGGTACAAGTAGAACTGCTACTTCTTTCACTGCTGGAGAAGACATTACAACAAATGATGCAGGTACAGCATACAGTGCAACTGTATCAGCTACAGGTAAGTGCCTGGGTGCAGCAATTAGCGATGGTGTTTATTTTGTTAAAGATAATTTTGTAAAAGTATTTGCAAATACTATTATACTTGACAAATATTTAACTAATTCAAATTATAAAGTTGGTCTAGAAGTATCAGAGACAATTAAAAACAGCGAAGATGATGAGTCCTTACTTGACCCTGCAATCAGCACCTTTAATTACTTTGCACCGGGCGCAGATAGATATAAAATTGAACTTATTTTAAGTAAGAGATCTCTTTCTAACACAACAACATCAGATAATTTTATTGAATTACTTCGCATTGCTGACGGGTCTTTGGTAGAGATTGTAGATAAGCCAGGTTATAATGTACTACAAGATGAGTTGGCTCGACGTACATATGATGAGTCAGGCGATTATACAGTCAAGCCTTTTAATCTTAAATTTATTGAGCATGCTAAGTCAAATATTAATCCCGATGGTTATCTTAACGTAAGTAATGGGGGTAATGTAAATCTAGCATTTGCAGTATTAACACCGGGTAAGAGTTATGTAAAGGGATACGAGGTAAGCACTGTATCCAATAGATATCTGGCTTTTGCTAAACCTAGAGATACAGCTAACGTGATAAATGCGGTCGTTAGAACGCCTATAGGTAATTATGTTGAAGTTATAAATCCTTTTACAATTCCTAACTTTACATCTAATTTAATAGATGTAAACCTTTATAATCAATATACAGCTACCCCGGGCTCAGCAGCTGGAACCTTAGTAGGTAATGCTAAGATAAGAGGTTTCGAATCTACTGCTAGTAATGCTATGTTATCAACATCAACGTTCAATGCGTTTTTATTTGATGTTAATATGGCATCAGGTTACGCATTTGAGAGAGATGTTAAGCAACTCTTTCATGCAGGGGTATCCGATACCGGGTATGTATCAACTGCATTTACCGCTAACATTGTAGCTTCTTCTAATACTGTAGTAACTGGTTCAGTCACTCTAACTAATGCAAGTACTGCTGTCACAGGTGTAAATTCCGTCTTTACCACAGATCTTAAAGTCGGTGATTATGTAAAGTTTAGTTCTGACACTTCTAATTCCTATAGAGTTGTTTCTGTCACTACTAATAGTTCAATAACTATTGATAGAAATTACCCGCTATCTAATGTATCTGGTGTAAACGCTACCAGAGATCAAGCTGTAATTGTTGATAATAATCTTTCATCCTATATCTTTCCAATGCCAAATAAGGTAATTAGGGAATTAAGTGATATTACAATTCGCACCAGAAGGGTGTTTTATGGTACGTTATCAAGCGGTATAATTGCATTATCAACGGCTGTAGGTTCTACGTTTGCTTCTAGAACTGATACTGACTATTTTGCAGTAGTGGTAAGCGGAGGGAATGCCGGTAAGATTTATAGAATAGCTTCTGGTAACTTTGCATTTACTGACTCTCCTACAAATAGAAATATCAGCGTTAACTTAAGTAGTTACGGTTTAAACAATGAAGACGTATTAGTTTATACAACTATTATTAAGACTGATCCTACTGCTAAGACTAAAACCTCTACCTCAAGTTCTGCAACTTACACTACAAGAACCGATTGCCAAGCAACCGTGGTATCGTTGGGTGTAGCTGATGTGTATGAAATTTCTAATGTTAAAATGTCTGCCAATGTTTTTGGTACTGCATATAGTGAGAGTAATGCATTTGATATTTCTGATTATTATACCCTTGAGACCGGGCAAACTCCTACGTACTATGGTATATCAAAGATAAAATTAAAGCCTGGTAAACCTACACCGACTGGTCCTATTAAGATTAGCTATGATTACTATACGCATGGAGCAGGAGATTATTTCAGTGTTGAATCTTATCCCGACTATGAAGATATTCCTACGTTTAATGATAACGGGGTAGTATATAGTTTAAGAGATTCATTAGATCTAAGACCTAGAATCTCTAACGATGGTGTTAATTTTAAAAATACTGGTGCTGTTAGAAATGAGTTTTTAGATTATGCTAGTGATTTTTCTACAGACTATTCTTATTATCTGCCTAGAATAGATAAAATTTATTTGGCTGGTGATGGTAAAATTACATATAAAGAAGGTAATAGCAGTCTTAACCCTGTAGAGCCACAATCACCTTCTGATGCTATGTCTTTGTATGTGATCGAGCACCCAGCATATGGGTTCGATATTAATAATAATTCTACTTTCTATCCTGTAGACCAAAAGCGGTATACTATGAAGGATATAGGTAAGTTAGAAAACCGTATTAAGAACTTGGAGTATTATACCACACTTACATTACTTGAGCTAGATACTGCAGTCTTTTCTGTAAAAGATAGTTTTGGTTTAGACAGGTATAAAAACGGATTTGTGGTTGAATCTTTTAGAGGTCATGGTATTGGAGATGTTAGAAATTTAGACTATAATATTTCAATGGATTTTGAAAAAGGTGAGCTAAGGCCTGCTTTTATTCCAAGTAATCTTAAGTTAAGCGAGATAGAACTTTCTGACTCCGGTAGGCTAGCTCAAGGCTATGTAGTTAAAGATAACCGTGTGGCAATGCTAAACTACAGTGACGAGGAGTATATTGTTAACAGCGTTTCAAGTAGCACTGAAAGTATAAACCCTTATGATAACTTTACATTTGCAGGCTCCTTGACACTTAACCCACCAGGCGATACTTGGTACGATCAGACCACCAAGCCCTTGATTTACAAAGATGATAATGGTACCTACGATACATTGATACCTGATTCTGTAGGTGAAGCTACTTACGGTTCTATTTGGAATTCATGGAAGCAGGTTTGGTACTCTCCAACCAATACCGATAAAGTAACAGCTATTGAAGGTGGGGCAGTTATTACAGAAGCCAGCGTTTCTGGCAGTTCTACCAGCGTAGTATTTCCATATGTAAGAAGTGCATCTATTAGATTTGAGGGTAAAAAATTAAAACCCAATACTAAATTATATGCATTCTTCAATGAATATAATGTAACTGGGCTTTGCTACAGTGCCAATACTACTGCAAACGTTGTAATGTCTTTTGGTTCAGGTGAATTAAATCAATCAAATATTATTACAGACAGTAGAGGTTCTGTAACCGGGGTATTTAATTTTGATGTAATTTCGTCTGGTTTAAAGATACCTGCCGGCAGAGTTAACTTCAGACTGACAGATTCTGATACAAATGGTAATAATAAAGAAACTTTTGCAGATGCGGTATTTAACGCCAACGGAACTCTTTCTAAAATAGAGCCTCCAAAGGTAGTCTATAATCCCCCTGTAACGTATACCCCAGTTGTGAGTCCTGCAGGGGGAGGCGGTAGTATTACACAAGTTGGAAGTACAAGTACAGGTGAATATCCTCCTGTACCAGTTTATCCTCCTCCTCAGCCATTCCCACCTAAAGAGTCGCCTCCCCCTACTCCAGGCTTTGCAGAGTATGCAGCTTCATACCTTAAGGGTATCGACTTAAATACTTTAAGTGAAGATGATAGGGTAAGGTATGAGGGTTATTATAAAACTTCTTTAGCTAACGCAGGTGTTTCTGAAACTACATTCCAAACTCAGATGGGTACACCCCCTCTTGCTGGATCAACAGCTTACAGAGACAGTGATGGTTATAACTTTGTATCTGGCGCATCTGTAACATCAAGTTTAGAACTTGAAAACGGTATGCCTGTAAACTCTTATTTAACCGCCACCAACGTGCTAGATGCTAGAGCAAGTGGT